TGACTGTCTTGTATTAGTATCTGCAATTGAAGTTGAAAATTGTGTGCTATCAAACACATCTCTATCGTCTAGAATGTTTTGTGCAGCAGCTTCAAAATCTGCAAATCCTTCTGCTTGATCTTCTGTTGCATCAGCTGATGTTCCTCCCGGACCTATATCAGCTGCATATACACCAACTATTTCTCCTATTGACGGAGCTGCGAGACCATCTGGATTTGTCCAAGTAGGCGGATTTCCTGTTTGGTGTGTTCTTGCTTTTACTAGATCATTAAAAAGTAATTGCATGTCATTAGCATATATGATATCATTATCTGCTTTTGACTTGCTTTCTAATGTTCTACCATAACCATTTTGTGCGCCATCACCAGGTCCAAGAACATTACTTATTGTACTTCGTATTGAGTTATATACTGATGAGTTAACTAAATCTGTGACCGCTGGCATTCATATTCTCCTAAAGTTTTAATATACACTCTACTAGTTTTTCGTCTTCACTTAAATTTGTTTCTAGAGCTATACCAACTAAAGGATTGCCATTAAAGTGTGTACTTGCGCAACCTTCTGCATCTACATAAACTTTGTCACCCTTTGCTACAGCGCCTATGCATCTTACAGGAACACGACCTTCAAGTGCTATTGCTTGACCTTTTGCTTCTGCATTCATTAGATATGCAGGCTTTTCAGATATAACACCTACTGGAAAACTGTCTAGCACACATGGTGCAATTTCATATTCACCTGCTGTACATACATACATAACTGTTCCTACAGGATGATCTTTTTCTACAGTGTATTTTTCTGCTAAGTCAGCAAACTGTGCTTGAGTAGCTGTACCTTGGAAAATATCTGCAACAATTTTTGTATTATCACCGTCTTGCTCTCTAACAGCAATAGTACCACCAGTATTAGCTGCTGTTGCATAAGAGTAAGAAGATCCTGAATTTCCTATTCTAATTTGATTTGCTTGATCTGCTGTACCTTTAAAACTTGTAGCATGGATTTCATTGAATTCCTCACCAGTGCCGCCTATGTTGAAACTACCATCACTGGCACCGGGGACAATTCCTGCAGCGGTAATTGATATCGAATGTGTTAACTCTCCTGTACTAGCCGCTTTAAGTTCAAAATCTATTTGGTTGGCATCCGCACTTGTATTCTTAATCAAACCGGTGACATTATCTTCGCGCATAGTAAAGTAAAAATTACTATGTGTTACTAATCCTGCTGATAAATTTAGCTGTGTTGAAAATGTTGGTGTTCCAGCTTGAACAAAATTTTCAGCTGATAATCCATTTAACGATTCTGCGTTTGTTGCTGTACCATGGAACCTAAATCCGGTTGATGTAACACCAGAAGCCGGTGTATCACGTAAAGTAATACCTTGTTGAATATCACTAAATCCTTGTATTTCGTTATCAGCACCCGAACCTAATGTAAATGCTACTGGCGATATAACAAATACAACATTGTCGTTAACTGTTGCTGTAATAATACTTCTGGAGACACCATTTGGTGACGTGTTATCAAGTACTGTTCTACTAACCATTTGTGTTTGGCCTTCACCAGCATCTTGTGGTCCAATTAGGACAAAGTTTGAACCATTAAACACATAAAGTTGTTCGTTAGCACTATCCCACCAAAAATCACCGTTTGCTAATCCTGCTGGCTGAGCACCACTTACTTCAGCACCTCCAACTGTTCTCCAGTTTTGGTTGCCATCTCTAAATTTCATTCTATCTGATGCAGAATCAAACCATAATTGACCGCTTAACGGTTTAGGTGGTTGATTTGCACCTGCAAAATTTTCTAGCAAGAATAAGAAGTTTTCATTATGAATTTCTCCATATCCTGCATAATTCTTTCCTACAAATTTGATGTCTGTAGTTTCGTCAAGAGTACCATCTTCCACTGTTGTGAGCGGACTCTTATTAAATCTGTCTATTTGATACGCCATTTTGTTTGTCCTATATATTTACGTGTCTACACGTTGTATTTATACTAATTTGCTACCCATGCTCCATTAGTAATAATAAAGTTTCTTTGCCCTCTTGTAACACTCAAAGTAAATGTTGGCGTTAAAGAGTTAGGTAAATTTACACCTTGTATAACACTAACAACACCGCCTGCTGCTGCGTTTACATCTACTTCGGTAAATGTAGTTGGAGTAGCAATGTCAATTGCGTCAGTTGATTGTCCTGATGCGTAAAAGAATGTTGCTATACGTGCTTCTTTTCCATTAGCAAAACTAGATGCTGGATAAAGACTGTTCAGTATTGTAATTAGTTCATCGTTTACACTAATCATTCCTGTAATATCCATAGAAAACACAATTGGTTCTGTTTGGATAGTTTGATCTGTGTAGTTTTTATTAGATGCATCAGCTGGATTTGTAGGACTATCAAGACCTGTAATTTTGCTGTTGTTAACTTCAATATCTCCAGCAACATTAAATTCAAATCCAGTTGCTCCGCCTGTCCTTGTAAGTGTTCCTGTTCCATTTAAATTTGTATTGCCAACTGAAAGTTGTGTTAGAATACCGACATTTTGTAAACTACTGTTTACAACTCCTGACCCTAGTGTAGTTGAAGAAAGTACATCTACTTCGTTTATTTTATAAGTCTTAGTAGATGCTAAATCAAAGTTTTCGCTACTAGTCCAACTTGCTGTAGATAATTGCCAATTAATTGTTTTATCTACTTGGGCTTTTAAAGTAATACCGCCGCCTGTTGCTGTTGCATCAGTTGGACTGTCTACAACACCTAATTCAATATTTTTATCAGCAATTTGTAGTGTTTCTGCTTCAGTAACAAAACTGTCACCTTCTACAGTAAGATTGCCTGTTATTCTAGCATCACCTGTTACATCTAAATTGTATGCAGGATTAGAATTAAAAATACCTACACGTTTTGAGTTAGGCTTAATTTTAATTGCACTAGTTGCATCAAGTACATCTTGTGCGCCACGTACAACAATATTAAAGTCAGCACCCGACTTATAATTTCTAATTGTAAAACCATTGTCTATAAACATTTGGGTATCGTCGTCAACACCAACTGTAACACCGCCTGACGATCTTATGTTTAATTTACCGTATAAAACTGAATCTTCATCATTTTTCATTAATCTTGATTCAGGAACAATATCTCCTAATGCACTAATTAAGTTTTCTGATTTTTCTGCTATACCATGATACTTAAATTCGTTAATGTCTATTAAGTTAATACCCTTCTTAATAATACCTTGTGGGTTCTCTGTTGTAACTAATCCAGCAACAAGATTATTAGGTAACGGATTAGGTGTAAATGTTTCTCCTGATATTACAGAATATAATATTTCATTGACAAAAAGTTTTAGTACAGTTTTAGGATTTAAATCTGTATCAAAAATTGTATCGGTAACAAATCCACTTTTTCCTTGTAGCCTACTATATGCAGGACCAATCAGTGTCCATTCTGAACCGTCATACAAGTAAAATTGTTTTTCCGCTGTACTAAACCAAGTATCTCCTGGCACTGGTCCGCTTGGAAATGTTTCACTAATAAAACTACCAGCTGCTGACTGAAAATCAGTACCATCAAAAACTTTTAATTTGTTTTCGCTAGTGTCATACCAAAGCTGGCCGCGTAACGGTGCTACAGGCTGATTTGGATTAGCAAAATTTTCTAAAATTTTAATAAAGTTTTCATTTAAAAATTCGCCATATCCTGTATAGTTCCTGCCTACTAATGCAAGATCAGTTGTATCTGTATCTAGTATCCCGTCAACTAGTTCTGTAAGCAATGTTCCGTCTGTTTTATTTAAATTATAACTCATGTTGTTTCCTAAGCATTGTCAGCAAATATAATATAGTTTACTGTAGCGAAAGGAGGCATAATATCTAGCTCTAAGCCCAATCCACCACTTCTATAATTACCTTGTCCATCTGTACCGCCCTCGTCAATAGGACCACTACTTGGAATACCACTTGTAGTTTGGGCTCCTTGTGCAATATTCAACGGTTGGTTAATACTGTTTTGTTCTGATACTGTATTATCTAGTATCGCATAGTGTTGTGTACCACCTGGTGATTTAAGATCGTGTTCGTGATCTGGTAAGTGTTCTTTTGTAATGTCTTTAAATTCACTACCTGACGATTTACCTACTTCGTCAGCATTTGAATTTGTTGTAACATCTGCAGGTACTCCGCCCATACTATCCATACCGAGTAGGAATCTGCCTCTAAAATCTGGTAGGGCAAAGTGTGTAGTACTCGGATTTTGGAATGTTGGATCTGAAGGACTTTTAAACTTAAATCCAATTACATCAAATAAATTGGATGCCTCTGTTTTTTTAATTTCTCTACCGTCACATAAGTACCAACCAGGAGGTGCTACATCACCGCCAAACGGTGCAATCATTCCAATTGGATTTTTTGGCACACCTTTTAATAGGTTTGATTGAGAAATTTTAAATAAACCTTGATCACCTTGTGTTCTGTTTATAAGTAACTCATCTCCAGTTTGTGTTGTTACTACAACTTGTTTAGAAGCAATAAACTGGTTACTAAGTTCCGTAGTAAATGTTTGATTTAATGAGCCTGCACCATCAAAGGTAATTTCATTTGAACTGACGTCACCTTCCATTTTGAATACAGTTTTATTATTTAATTTTGCTGCACTCGATGCTGTACCAGTAATTGTGCCTGAAACACTACCTTTAAAAAATCCTTCAAACGTGTCTGCTTTAACAGTGCCGAAACCTTCTATGTTAGGCTTGGTAAGTGCATCAGGATCTGCAACAATATTATTGCCTATATTTGTTTGTCCTTTTACAGTTAAATCTGCTCCTACTTTAGTATTTTTTGCAATACTAGCACCACCTGAAGTAATTATTGCACCTTCTGTTAATACATCATTAAATGAATTATCTGCATCTTCAGTGCCTGCTACTTCTAAATTACCTGAAAATTTGCCGCTACCTGTTACATCTAATGGTACTTGAGGATTGGTATTATTAATACCTACATTAGTATCTGATTTTATCTGTACTACAGTTTGCTCGCCTTGATCATTTTTTACTTTCAATGCAAGACTAGCACCATTAAAATTACTCTTTACAACGCCGCCTTCGCCTGATGCTTCAAGTGCTAATTGCGCATTTGCACCAACTTGTACACCTTGATTGTTTTTTACATAAAGTGTACCATTTGCGGTTGTGTTAACATCTGCACGTAAAAAATTAGAAGAACTAATATCATTGTTACCTATTCTCAATGCATCTGAAGACTGTGCTACTCCGTTATATTTGGCGTTGGTACCTGCTAAAGTTAAACTTGTTAAATTCATACCAGGCTTAATTTCTGAAAACCCTCTAATATTAACTTTAGGAATAAATTGGTCTTTTGACAGTATGATTACAGGAACAGCGTCAATTTCTATTTTTAATACGGTATAAGTTTTATCATCAGTACCTACTATTGTGTCTGGTCTAGTGCCCGATGTTAATCCGTCACTAAATTCAGGACCTACTAAAATCCAACTTGCTCCATTGTTTAAATAAAGTTGTTGGTTACTAGTATCTACCCATAAATCTCCAATAACACTATTTCCAACTTCAGGTTGTGCGGCACCTTTTTTAACACCGCCTGACTCAACCCAGTTAGTTCCGTCATAAACTTTTAATGTATCAACACCTACTGATGTATCATACCATGTTTGTCCTTCTACTGGGTTAGAAGGAGGATTATTATTTGCAAAATTTTCTAAAATATGTAGGAAGTTACTTGCTATTGCTTCGCCATACCCAGTTGTATTTCTTCCAGGTATAGCTAAACTTGTGTCAGAAGTATTAATTTCTCTATCTTCGACAATTATAGCACCTTTGTTTATGCTATCTGTAAACTGGATTTGGTAAGCCATTAGCTATTTCCTCCGCTAAGACTTTGTACTCTTACAGTATAATCTACTTGTATAAGTCTGTTTAAACTCTTTTGTACAGGATGAAATATAACATGTGTTAATAGTCTTCCATTTCCTAATACTCCGTCTGAACTTGCACTACGTAATCCTAATTCGTCAAATACAAAAGCATTATCAGCATCTGATGCTGTATCAAATGCATCTTGTCCGTTAGGCTCACCATAATCTAGCAAGCAGGAAATAACTATATCTGTATAGTTTGTACCATTTAAATGTCTTGTTTCAATTCTGTTTCTTGTAGGATCGTTATTATCAGTATTTCTATCATCTACAATTTTACTAAATGTTTGGTTATATAGTCCTGCATTAGTTCCTGTACTATTAGGTGTAAGATACGTAATAACACCTGTACTATCAATATTAGTACCGCCATTTCCAAAGCTCATAACCGCAATAGGACCTTGTCCAGCATTACCTAAACTTTCTGCAAGAGCAATACTCATGTTCTCATAGTGTATAGCATTCTTTTTGTTTACAAAAATTTCGCCTGACTTTGGATCATGTATCTTGATATGACCTTGTACATATACACCGCTATTTTCATTAATTTTGTTTGTCATTTTTTATTCCTACATGTGTATTTATTCGGGTAATTCACTTATTGCTCCGCGCAAGAAATTACCAATGTCATTTTGAACATCTTTAAGTGGAGTTCCTGGGTCAGTCCACAATTTACCTACTTTCCTAATAACAATTAGCTTCTGATTTTCTTTCATAGGTTCAGTAAGTGTTAAAATATTACCGTTTACACTAAACTCTGCTGGTGTATTTACGTCACCTTGTGGCGAATCAATAGCCAATGTTGGATCAAACTTTTGTATAGCATTTTTGTTTAATCGTTTGCCAGCGGCAAACACTTCAAATTCATTAACGCTTCCAGGTACAAAGTCAAGTGTAAATTCAGTTTGTCCTTCAGTTACAGGGTCTACTGGTGACCAAACAATAGTTTCGTCTTTGTAAGGGATATTTTTATCTATAGAGCCACCGTAAATTTTAGTTCCTACTGGATAAACTGGCTTTGCTCCTGTCCCTAAAGTTCCCCTTCTTAGTTGTCTAAGTTCGTTATTAGTTTTAGCAAAATATTCTATACGTTCGCCGTCAATCCATATTACGCCTGGCCTGTTAGCACGTTTGTCTGGGTTAGGTAAAAGCTCTGCGTTTTCTACTATAACTACTTTTAAGTCATCATATTTTAGATCTTGTGCTAATTCTATTCCTTGATTATTATCAACCCTCTTATAGTGTGTTCTATTCAATATGTCCTTGAATTGCTTCCATGCTATAGTCGGTGTACTAATAGGTGCTGTAAAATGTATTACATCAACAACATCATTTTCACTTGGTTCGTTTACAAGATGTATTATTCTTCCGTTTGGATCTAGTTTATAATCAACTGTAGGTGTAAGCATATTACCATTCAACATAACCCAAACATATTCTACGCCTAATGCAGGTTGTTGTAATAAAATTCTTCCTGCTGTTAGAGCATGATATTTAGAATAATTTTCAGATCCAGGTGTAAGAGTACTTCTATTAATAACATCATAACTTATTCTATGAATATCCAAAACGTCATGATTTGTAAATGTATACACATTCATTACAGCGTCTTCAGCTGGGGCTGTTTCAAATACAACTTGATCACCAATTATATTGTATCCGCTGTTCCTTAAATATATGCTTAAAACATCTCCGTTACTTACTAGATTATTTTCTAATATAATTGAACTTGTACCAATGTTAATTAGGTAGTCTTCAACTTGGGTAAGTTTAGATCCGTTTAAGTAAACTTCTAACTGAGCTGCAACAATACTCGAAGGTGGTACTTGGAATGTGTCTAGAGTATACTCACGAATTCTATCATTTGTGATTGTTAATACTTTAGAATAACCTGGCTTTTGTATAACTCCATCAATTTCTACAATACTAAAGAACTCTGCTGGTGTTGCATACTGAGATGCAATAGAAAGATTATAAACTGTACTCGAGCCGTCAGCAACTATAGAATCTTTATTAACTTTACTGTAATTAATTTGTGTATTATTAGAATATATTTCATAATCAAGTCTTGTACCAGCTACTGGTGCAATTGGTGAAAACTTAAATTCTATAAATCCGTTGTCACTTTTTCTTGCAATTAACTCTGGACCGTCTGGTATAATACCATCTCGTCTTAAAAAGATACTGTATCTATCATTCCACATAATTTGTGTTTCGTAAATATCTTTACCATCTTCTGTAAGAATAGTTCCTATATCGATAATATTTTGCCCGTTAACTCCTATAGTTAATATAGTCAATATTTGATCTTGAGCCAGCGCATTGTTAAATGTTATTTTTAAATTTTTATAATCTACAGTATATTCTGATTTATCAACTATTGTATTACCTAATTTTACAATAACAGCATCTTCAGAATTAGGAAGTAAACCTAAAGGATATTCTGTAGTACTTCCGTCTGTTAGATAATTTTGATTATAAACTTGACCTTGACCTTCACCTGTTCTTTCATAAACAGTAATATCAACACTATCTAAAACCTGTCCTGCTACTAATTCTTCAGGACCTTGGCTAGTAAGCGGAGTAACAAATAGATCACCGTCTAGTATTATGTCATCTGCATTTACGCCAGCAGCATTTCCATAATCTATAGTGCCTCCATCTAATTGTGTATCATATGAATCAGGATCAGGTAAGAAACTACCATCTGATGTAATCTTTCTTATAGTAAACACATCACCGTCATTTAATTCAATGTCGTTATCTGCTAAATTAATAATTGTAGTAACACCGTCGCCTGTTATTGTTTGTATTAGTGCATTTTGATTGTTACCATTTGGATATAACGGATCGTCAATTCTAATTGCTTGCGCTTGGCCAGCACGTTTTAAATAGACATTGTATACTATTTCATCTTCAAGTGGCTTAGATAACTCTACAGCAACAGTTGTACCATCAGCAATGAATACTTCATCTTCAAAAGTATTATCATAACTATCCCAAGTATCTGTACCATAATCGTCTACCATCCAACCTGATGTGCCTTCGAAACCAAAACTTTTAACTTCAACGCCGCCGTAGTCAACACCTGTCATAAGCTGGCCTAAATTTTTGCCAAGCATTCCAGTAGTTGGACTATAAAGTTGATTAATTCTATCTTGTGCATTAAGCATCAAAGGATTCTTTTCATATTCAACTACAATAATGCTGTTTAATTCAGGTGCTGTTGTGAATTGAATTTGACCAAACTGTCTATTGTATGTGTAAGTTTTATCTTCTATATTTGAAAAAGTATATTGACTACGTAATAGTAATTCACCGTTGACAGTAACCTTAACTTTATTTCTCTTTAAGTTCATAGGATACTTTAGTTGGAAAGTATCATTGATTGCTGTTCCTGTAAATGTTTCTGTTTCTGGCAATGACAGTATAAAGTACTCGCCTGAAACTCTATCAAATTTCATTTGAACATTTAGTGTTCTAACAACAGTTTCACCAATTTGTGCAGACGCAACGGCTGTTGTAGAATCATCTGCACCCGAACCTGATATTGTTACAGTTGGTGCGCTTAAATATCCAGATCCTGGATTAGTTACTATAATTTTAACTACTTTTCCGGCGCCTAAATACGCTCTTGCTGTAGCGCCGGTTCCGCCGCCGCCGGTAATTGTAACAGTTGGAGGAAATGTATATTTGCTACCTCCATCATAAATGTTAATACCTACAACTTTAAATCCATTATTATCTTTCCAATTTTTTGCAGGATACTCGTCAAAGAATGCATCAACACCGATAATTTCATTATCAATAACTTTAACAGGTTTTGTCTTAATTGCATTTTCACTAAAGTCATAGAATGGTGGTAAATCAAAATCTGCTGTAACTGTATTAGTATTTTCTAACTTATCATAAGAGCTTACATATTCTCTAATATTAGTTTTGTAAGGTTTAACTTCTCTAATATAATCATTGTAACTACTTAAATTATCATTTTGATAATTAATTTTTTCAGTTAAGCCGCCAACATTATGTTTTGCTTTAACAAAACTAGTTTTGTAAACCCAGTCAACATTTTGCTGTTCAGATAGTACATATCTTATACTTGCAAAGAATAGTTCTTGCCATTTAATTTTTAAGTCATCAACAAAAATGTCATTCTTCAAAGCTTCTAATATTTTTCTTGCTTCTGTAACAGGCTCTGTATCAAAGAATCTATTATCAAAACCTAATAAATCATAACCAACTGTATTTTCTACAACATCGTAAAGTTTGCTACTGATTTCTATAGTGCCGTTTTGTCTACCTATAGTTTCATAATCAATTGTATAATCAGCACTGTTAGTATTCTTAATACGTTTAAGTAAGAGCCAACCGCCTGTTCCGATATTTGCAATTTTAACAATTTGTCCGATTTTTGCGTTTGCCGATAAAAGCTGATAACTTTCATCAACACGATGATCAATTCTAGTAAACTGATTAGTGTTAGGTGCATACCAATCAATATATTTCCAATATGCTGTTGTATCAAAACTTGAAGACAATTTTCTGTCCCATAAGCCCGAAGTTGCATTCCAACTGTAAATAGCCCACTTATTATCAACAGTAATGTCATTTTCTACATAGATTGATACAGGTCTAACGGTAATAACAGTGTTTTCATCGTACCCTGTGCCGCCATTAATTATGTTTACTTTGTTAATTTGTCCTAGTGGATTAATTTCTAAATTAAAATCTAAACCAGTACCTTTACCTACAACAGTAAAACTAGGTCCGTGTCTAACTGTTGAAGTTTCTATATTATAAGTAGGATCTGCATATCCTCTACCTGTATTGATAATTCTGATATCAGTTACTACGCCGTTATGTACTGACGGTATTAAAGTTGCTTGTGCAATTTTGTTTGTACCAATAAATTGTACTTCGTCCAAAGTGTCTACTTTGTAATCATAAAGTCTTTCAGTAACAAATGGAGGTTGATCAACGCTATTTAATGTGTCAAAACTAAAGTCATCAACAATAATAGTTTCTTGCAAGGCAATATTAGCTCTTTCAATTACTTGCTTAAATGCTTCTTGTCTATTTACAAACCAACTTTGTCTAGGACTATTTAAATTGCCGTATTTGTCTGCAGGACTAAGTTCAGGATCAGGTACTGTACGACCCCTATCATCATAACCAATTAAACTATCAATCCATTTTCTTTCCAAATCTGCTCTAGGAACACTTGTTTCTAAACCTTCAGTGACCAATTGATATTCTAAATGTCTATTTTGCTCTTGTGTATCTTGCGTATAATAACTTACGTGCAGAGCTACTTCTTTATCTTTTATCAAACTTTCACCGTTGTAAATAACAAATCTGTTATCACTAAGTAGAGCAACAAACTGATATCCTTGTCCTCTTGGGTCTCCAATTAGTTTTGCAACTTCTGATGCCGGTAAACTTCTATCTTCTGTTGCGGGTATTGTTAATTTATTTTTTACCCAGAAGTAATATTTTGTATTAAAAGTTTTTGTTGCTGAATTATATGAAAGTTTTTGGCTATATGCATCTACACCATACTTAGATTGTCCGCTTATGCCTTGAGCGAAACCTCTAGCTGTATCTGCTAGTGTATCCCACTCATCTGGAGGAATAGAACTTTCTACCCACTCATAGACATCAACAGAATAGTTAGGAATTAATTTGCTCCAGTAGTTTGCTTGAGTGGCTACATCTTCTTGATATGCATTAAAGAATTTTGCGGTTGATAAATCCCACCACAATTTGCCCACATACTTTTCTTCCCAGTTGTCAGTTTCACTAAAGAAGTTTGGCAAACTTGTGACATTATATCTAGCTAAATCAATATTAGATTTAAATGTTAATTCTTGTTCAGCAGGTCCTGCTATCTTACCTTGCACAGGATCGATGTAATCAATGTATGATACTAATTTATCTGTAACAGTATTGTACAAGTAAACTGACTTAATTGCATTAACGTCTACAACATTGTTTGGTGTTCTAATAGTTGTCCAGGGTTTTTGATCAGCAGCAACCTTATAATCAACCCAACTACCAGGATTGATTCCTACTTCGTCTACATTAGGATCTCCAGGTATACCAACATATATGTGGTTTTTATTTGCTAACACTTGGTCGCCAAACCTACCTGCTTGTAATACTGTAGAATCACCGCCGTAGTCTAATTCTTCTCCAAGAATATATGCGTCTTTTATAAACTGATAAAGTCTTACACTTCCGCTGTCTATTTTCTTATCCGGGAATGTTGTAAATGTTTCATCAAAGGATGTTTCGCCGCTATCAAAGGTTGTATTGGTTATTATATCTCCGGCGCCGCTACTTACAGCAATCAAGTCATTTGTTGCGGTAACTTTAATACCAAATCTTTCAGCAGGTGTTTTCGTACCTGACAATGTTTGGTGTAATTCATACTGTAATCCGTCTTTAGCATAAACGTAAACTTTACCTGCATGATATGCATCTTCACTGTTTTCAGGATCTCCAATAACAATAATGTTTCCATTTTCAGATATATCTAAACTACTACCCCAACCAGTATTAGAAACTGGTGCAACAATAGTTTGACTTAAAACATATCTGTCATCTAGTATTCTATAAATTAAAACTTTGTTATCTTGGTCAACTGATTCATCTGTAATAATACTCGTTACAAGAATTTGTCCATTTTCGCTAACTTTAACTTGCTTTGAAAAATCAATGACTTGCTCGTTTAAATCGTCAAACACAGGATCATTGTAAATATTAACATCATTTGGAAGTGTTGGTAGATAATTTACTTGGTTGCCTAATATTTCCCATTTTAATAAATTTGTAGGAATAACATTTTTGTTAAAAGTCAATGCACTATACAACTGATTATCATATAATACAATTTCTCCAGTTTTGTAAATTGCATCCGGAGTGTATGGTCCTCTATAATGAGGATTTATGTCAAGAGCAAATCTATATGTTTTTCCGTATTTGTCAGTACCGTGTTTAATTACGGTAAGATTTTCTTTAGACCCTACATAGAATCTATATAAATCTCCATCTTGGCTTACAGCAACTTGTTTACCTACATTGCTACCTGTTGAACTTCCAGGAATAGTATATGTTCCTTGATTTGTCCAAACGCTTCCTACACTACTAAAGATACTATAAACACCTTGATTAGTAGGTTTGCTATCTGTTGATCCTGATGTATCTACAGGAAGATTGTAAACAAGTCTCCAGTCACTATTAGATGTGCTAGGTATGCTTGCTTGGGCTTCTGCTCCTGCTTCTGTTAAATTTTCTTTGTATATCCAAAACTCTTTGTTTACATATGCAAAAGTATTTAGATCAGCAAACTGTTCCAATCCACCATATGATTCAGGATGTGCAGGAAACGGTGTTCCCCTTTCCATTACAGCAATTTTTCCTGTATTTGATCCTGTTAAAGAAATTTTATTAATAGGTCCCATAATACGCAAGTTTGCTTGCGGTGGATTTCCTTCTTGTGTTTCTAATAGCAATCTATTACCTTGTGTAAAGTTTCCTGTAACTTCTTTAAGATATACTCTACCTTGGTTAATATTACGTCTTATATAATATGCTACTCGACCTCTTGCACCGGTGATCTCATCTCTAATAAAATCACCATCAGCTCCGCCTATGTTTACAATATTTCCTAATGTGTCTGTAAATACTTTACCCTCGTATGCAGGCTCAAAGAAGTCACCAACATCAGTATCTTGGTCTGATAATATATCAATATCTGCTGTTTGGAATTTTGTAAATGTAAAGTCAATATATCCTTCCCATACATCAATAACAGTATGCAAGTTATCATTTAGATAAGATGCTTCGATGCCAAGTAATGATTCGTCAACTGGATCTGCTTGGTCGTCGATAGCAACCCTAAACTGATCACCTGGTTGGTTAATTTCTCCAGCAAGCGTAGGTGGAACTCGCATTAGCCATCTTGGATCTAAAATATTTTGAATGCCGTCAACATCTTCGTTAATGTATGCTCCGCCTCTATGAGATAATATTCCAATAAATCCAGGTTCATCTCTATCTGGGAATAACGTACCATTTACATCATTAAGAATATTTTTATAAAAATTAGGAATTGTTCTTGCATAGGAATCAGTATTTTCATCATAAACTAGTATATCTCGATACACTAAGCCATAAGCAGGAACACCATAATCTTTTGTTTCTGTAAATTCGTCTGACGTAACATATGTACCATTAGTATTGATATACCACCAGCCACCGATGCCGCCTGATGTACCATTAAAATTAGGTTGGGTATATGTACCAATTTCAGTACCTGCAGCATTTGATATTGTGCCGTTTTCTGTAAATACACCATTAGTGTCTTTAGTATAAATTACTAATTTAAAATCTCTTGTAAATGTTTTGAAAACAGTTGCAGAGCCACTAGGTGTTGAAATAACATCACCTTCTTCAGGCGGGTCTGTATATGGTTCAAGTAGTAATACACTATCAACCTTTTCAATAATTTCATGTTCGCCGTCTATAAAAGAGCCACCCGGTTCGTTGTATTGTGCTTGCACATTTTGCGAATTGATTCCTGTGGGGAATAGTTCTACTGAAGTATTTGGTCCTTCATTTCTATTAAAGTTTGTATAAAAATTCCAATTTAGAACAAGTTTATCTTTTACTTTAGTGCCTCTATATTGATCAAAAGGCGCAGCTATTAATAAGTGATCTGTTTCGGTATTAGGTAAGTAAGGACTTCCTTGTAAAACTAATGTAAGTAAACTACTATCACTTTGTCTTTCTAAATTTGTATAGCTATCAAATGTACTAAATGCAACACTACTACTTTCTGGAGTAATAGTTCTTATAGACTTCCAATAGTTTTCATTAAACTTAACAATATCATTTTCGCTATATGCTGAAGTTTTACTATAATCTCCTTTATAACTAGATGCAACTCCACTTGCTGTACTAGATCCTACTATAATAAACTTTCCATCGGGGCTCATTGCAACACTTGCACCAAATCTATGATCGTCATCCATTGGATACAATGCTGTATCTAAATCTAATTCAGATTCGTATAAGAAATTGCGTAAATTTGACCCTCTTTGATAGGTATAAACTTTACCCTTATTATTATTTGCACTGTGATCTGCTATTGCTATTCTTGTATTAGCACTATTCACAGTCATTTCTGAACCAAACTCGTAAGTACTGGAAGGATCGTAATTTGCAGGGTTATTATAGTGATCTGCATCTAAAAATGCATCAGTTCTTTCAGCAACAAGCCAATCTTTAGTAGTTCCGTCTATCCAAATCTTTTGTTGATTTGCAACTCGATCTTCCATTACATAATTTGCATTTTTAACTGTATCAAATTTGACTGATCTTAATTTACTGATATATCCGTCTACTTCTTCTAATGCTTCTATGCTTTGATTTGCACTAGCAAATACATCAATTTGTGTAGGTCTAACTGTTTCTATAATGTAAAACGCATCATTTGCTGTTGAAGTGTTAGATACTCCTATAATATCGCCAACCTTAAATGAATGTGCTTTATTAAGATAGAAAGTACCTCCAGGATTTGCAGGTAATTCTCGTGCATCAGCACTTGCACTAAATGCTTCAATTTTAGTAACTCTTATATCTGTAGTAATATGCTGTACTACATCCCAGTCTCCAGTTTTTCCTGTTATCCATATATAATCATTTGCGCCTATTCTATCAATATTTGCTGTTAATATATCATTTCTGTCGTTAATTCTGTAAACTACATCACCTTCGTAAACATAACCAGCATCTCTTGTGTATTGATTATAAAGATCTACTACTGGAAATGGTTTATGATCGTAGTTTTGAGGCTTTTTATATATGTCACTAGGAGTTAGTTTATAAATAGTGTCGGTATCGTTAGCCGGTTTACTTAACACAAGCTCTATAGGCTGTGGATTAGTTTTTATTTCTGCTTCGTCAATTAGAAATTCTACTTCTTCAAAGTTATCTGTAGCACCATATTGTCCTAACCTAATAGCCCATTCTTCATAAAACTCTAAACTTTCTTTATCTGCGCTTGCTAAAGCATCAAACAGTTTTGTTAAACTATTTTTTGTTCCTTTATCTTGCAACATGCCTTGATAAAATTTATATTGACTTACATCATCATTAATAATATTTTCAAGATACTTACGTTTTTGATATCCTATTAAATGCTGAGCATGTTTTTGCTGTTCAATATCAAAATTATCTGTATCAAGATCATAAAAGTCAGCAAACTGATTAACTTTATATTCAAAGTTTGTTAATAGTTTAGATTCTGGTCTTTCACTTAATCTTTCCCATTGATTATCGATGAATACTTCTGTGCCACTGATATTGTTAGTTGCTACATAGTAAAATTCTTTGTACTTAATTAGTTTGCCGATACCATAATCTTTCCAAGGTTCCCAATCTCTTACTTCAGCTTCATCATAAATGAATCCTGGAATATTAAGGCCACCGCTCCAGTTGTCACTTCTATACCCTGTAACCTTTATACGTTCTTGTCTATAGCCCGCTTCTTGATCATAAATTACATCACCAAACTCTGTTACGTTGTCTAAAAGAATTACATGTTCTCGTTGTACTAACGGCAAACGTATACTATAAATGCCATCTGCTGTATTTTTTACAGACAACCCAAAATCATTTTCACTGTCTCGTGCAATGCTACTAAACGATCTGTCTAATTTTCTGCCGTCGGCCTTTAATAAACTATAATCATAAAAATCATCAAATATATTATCAACTACATGATAGGGTTTATTAAATTTAATTTGTTGAGCACCAGGACTAATCGTAAGCACACTTCCTGCGGCCCAATTTTGTGTAGTCCAGAACATAAATTCTTTAACACTAAATGTCCAGTCCTCAACTATTTCGATATCATTATTATAATATTCAAATATAAATCCTTGTGCTTTTAAATATGCTTCATATCCTAACAAGAAGTCTACAACCGCTTGTACACTATTAAGTTGAGTTCCATATGATATTGTTTTAACACGGTTAGTAAATTTACGTCTTAGAACACTATCTCTACCGCCTACTTGTGGCAATGCAGCAAGTTTAGACATTTTATCATCTGCAAATGTTGTTCCACTAACATGACTTTCTTTCACTCTATAAAAGAAACTATCAAACCTAACATTTTGTCCTTTAATATATTGCTTTCCATTATCCCAATCTACAAATGATTCCGATATGCCTCCAACATTGATACTAGGATCTGATTGTGTTTCAATTGCTTCAAAATAATCAAACGAACTTTTAGCCTGATCGTATCCTTTTATAATAAATCCGCCAGTTGCTTTTTCAATAACAACACCACTGTAGTTTGCAATAGTTACTGGAGTAGAGGTATTTAAAAATAATTTGTAGTTTTCTGGTGGAACAAATACATTGCCTTCATTTAGAGGTGTTCTACTATCTAAAATTAATTTAAATTTACTTTTATCAGTAAATCCTCCAACTTTTAATGCAAGTTTATTTTTTAGAGTAGTTAATGTATTTTGATATTCGTCATAATTTGTGTTTATATCACTTACAATATAATTGTAAATGTAGTTTACTAATCCAGAAGTTATGACACGCTGATTATCTGTATATGTATTTGGAAATACCAAATCTCTTAATCTTAAAATAGTATTTGACTCACTGTATACAATGTTGCCTACAGCATTTCTTGACATTCTTGATAAATCATAGCCTAGTCCGATTACTTTTGCTGGTTGATTTAATATCCAAGATGTAATTAACGCAAATGGATATTCACTACCACGTCTCCATGCTGTTTCAGTAGGTGTTTCGTCGCCAAATGTATATGCATCTCTAGCTCTAATAGCAACATAATTTTTTGCATAGTTGCTATCTAACGGACTTAAAAGTTTTCCGTTGGAATCTACTGGAATATGATTTAGTAAACCTGGTCTTTTGTATTTAGAATTTACTACTGTAGGTACGCCAGGTTGGCGAATTACACCATTTTGTAAATCTTCCCATAATACAAAATTGTTGGCTGTGTAGGGTGCCGGCCCGTATACTTCTTCCCACCATTTTGGTTTAATTGTAAAGCCGAGCATTTCCCAAGGATGAGTATGAGGACGATCTGTATCATAAGCATCTTTATAAACAGCTCTCCAAAAACCTGGTAATTTTTTACCAGTAGGTGAAGACATATTTTTATAATTGTATCTAAATGTAAAAGTGTCTTTATAAAAATCGTTATTGGTATAATTAGGATCGCCTGCGATAACAGTCCATTGTACAAAATCAGATACCATGCCTGTATCTATGTTTGCTCTTTCAAATCCTGTGTCTCTATAGTTTCCGCCTACAAAATCATGAATATTAAAAATATCAGGATTATATTCTTGCTTTAAGTTATTGTAAACTCTTCTTTCAAATTCTAATATTAAATCGTCTCTAAAATCGTCATATGCAAACACAATACTACCGTCGTGTCCTTGAATAACTTTTCTAGGTGTTTCATAGGTATCGTCGATAAAAATTTCTGGTTTGTACTTAGGATACAGTCCTAACTTTGTAGGAGTTGCAGGAACAAAACAACCGTCTGTTGTATCGTATTCGTATATTTCAAGCTCGTCTCCTACTTGTAAAGTTGTAAGTACTTTTACGAAACCTTCTTGTGTAAACTCGTAATCTGAGCCGTAACAAAGAGATTTACCATTTAGGTAAACCATTACGCTTCTGTTACTTAATTGGTCTAAGTCAAAGTATTCTGATAATGCAAAAAATTCGCTATCACTTGCTCTTACAATATGAGTTGTGCCTTTTGATGCACCATGTGGTATCATATCTGAAAAGTAAAATGGCATACCTTCAGTTTTTTGACTATTAATTTCTGCTATAATGTTATCAACATGTTGTTTTATTGGACCGTCATATCCTAAATTTTCAGCAACTTGAATAAACAATCTTTTAAACTTTGCGTATTCTAATCTTGCATATTTTAATGCCTTTATAATGTTTGCGTTTTTATCTGTAAGATGATAACTTGCAAGAGCAATTGGGCCAGTATGTTTAACAAATCTTGTTCCGTTTTTAACAATAAACCCTAAGTCTCTTAGGTTGCTTGATCCTGGAAAAATGTTTCCATTATAATCAAAGGTATTTTCTATTATTGTACCTACATGGTCATTTACTTCTGCAATAGTAAAATCTTTAATATTTTCGTTTAAAGGATTTCTTTCTAAATTATAAGCAAGTTCATAATACCCATTTTGATTAGATGGTGTCTTAGAAAAACATCTTAAAATTAAAATATCTCCAGTTTTAAGATTATCAGTAAAAGTAATATACGCAATACCATTAATTCTGTTGATAGTATAATGTACTTCTTCTTTCCTAAAGTAACTATTAACATAAACTTTTACTTCTAAATCATTTAAGTCACCACTACGGTCAAATACATCTACAGCAAAATCATTAAGTTGATCTTCTACATCATATTGTTTAATTACAGCCTGTTTACTAAGTTGATTTGCTTTTTCCCAACCATTTTTACTTTTAAAGTTCGTAATATTACTGTACTGTCTCAAGTAACCCGTTTCTGTATTGACTTTAATTTTTTCGTTATCTTGTTCGTATACAAAGGCATCAGTTACTAGCGGAAAATTAAATTGTATATCACCAAAGTTTTCTATAGCTCTGTATGAAAGAGGGAATCCTAATTCACTGTCGTTAGTACCAGTTCCAATCTTGTAAGCAAAAAGTTCTGTTCCTGCAAATGTTGATGCATTATAAGTTGAAAAACTATTTCCCATTGTATCAAATACATCGAACTTTGGTTGTTGGTTAACCTTTACTTTTTCTTGTGATGCAACCCACGATGTTCCGTCGAAGTAAAATAATTTACCTTTGTATATGTCTCCGCTTTTAACTAGAACAGTTTCATTTTCGGTTGGTATTGCATCATCATCTTCAATTAAACTTATTTGCCTTATATTGTCAATTAAAATAAATTTAACTTTGTAAATTTTTCCTCTAACAAGACGGTCAGTATCTGCATTAAAAATAACACGCATTCCGTCTGCAAGATTTACATTATCAATATTATAACCTGTAGAACCTTCTACTGTACTAAAAGCATCAGTAGTTTTATAATCAATTAAGTCTACATCATGTTTTGCTTGAGTACCATAATTAAATAATTTTAGTCCTGCATTAAATTCAATAATTGGCCTTGACGCCCTAGCAGATTGATCAATACTAGGAACACTATCATTATATTCTGCTGACTTTTCTATAACATCTCTATGGAACCATTTGTTATATCTTGACCATGCATTTCTATCAGGACTAGCTCTATTAATTACAATATAATCTTTTGTTTCTGCAAAGGCACTAGCATTACCAAATGGCAATCTATCAAATCCTTCGCTGTCAAATGGTACTAATTTATTTCCGACATAACTGGCAGGAATAACTAAATCTAATTCGTTAATTAATCTAATGCTTTCGCCTACACCTTCTACAAAAAATTCTTTATCTTTGTAAAACTCAGGAGTTACATTTCCAGCAAATTTTATTTTTAGTCCATTTGATAATGCAACCTTGTTAGCACTTGTATATTGCTTTTTACCAACAATTTCGTTAACATCTATTGATGTATTTTCAATTATATCAAATACTTTAATATACCCACTTGTGTTTATATCACTTTGGCTTACATAATATAATTGATCAGGTGCATTATACGGAACGGTGAATGTAATTTTACCTTGTTCAACATTAACTGGGTCAATTTCATTACCTTCTAAATCAACGGCTGTAATTCCTTGAACATATAGGCTAGAAATATTTTCAGAATCTCCAGATATAACTTTATAACTTCCGTCATTTTGTTTTTCAAGTGTAAACGGAGCATCTGAAAATCTTCTGTTAGTAGAAAACGAAAATGGATGGCCTTGAGTATCAATATCAAATGTATAAGTTTGTCCTCTGTATAATGTTAAAGCAGGATTAGGTTCAAATCCTGGAGGATCAAATTTATAAACTGTATTGTCATCTTGTACTTCAGTAGTTACTGTGTAAGTACTAGTTTCATCTTCCGACTTGCCAAAAACTGTTACAGTTTGAGGGCCATTAGGTAGCCAATAGTATTCTCTAAAGTTTGTAAATTTATCAAAACAAATATTAGGGTTCCAAGCATAGTATTCTTGGCTATTCATTAAACTATGATTAGCATTACTACCATTAAAGTTTTTAATTTGGTTTACATAGTCTGCATAATCAGCATAAAAATTTACATTACCTAAATCATCTACAGATACTGTGGCCGGTTCTAATTGCCTATTTTGTCGTTGTACAGTTACATCTTCTATGTAAGTATCATTAAGCCTATGAGCTTTAGAATTTTTTCTGCCCATATAGCCATTAACTTTTTCTGCTGATCCAGGTTGTACTAACTGATCTAATGTACTAGATAGAATCTTTTTATTTGCTTGCGTTCTAAAATACTTAGGTAAGAGATCAGTGCTTTTTCTTTTCTCTTGATCGCCTGTTGGCAATGGTGATTCTGTCTGATCGTTATCGTAAGCCATTAGTAATAACTTCCTCCACTATTTGGACTAGTTGAACTTACAAAAGAAGTAGAACTAGTTATGCCTACATTGTCTGTGTCGCTAGAAGTTACAACATTACCTGAAGCATTCAGTCTAGTTGCTGTAATTTCATCTATTAATTCTATGTTTGCTACTGTTGCACTATTGATAAAAATTTCATCCGGTTCACTTCTTATTTCAAACAAACTTCCAAATGCTTGTGTAATTTGATTTGGTACAATTACTACACTTACAAGATCAGGAGCAAGTCTGCTCATTATGTATGTTGCCAATTCTTGAAAGTAAAAAGTATCTCCAAAATCCCAATTTTCTAATGCAAAATATTGATTTATTGCTTCTATGCATCTTGTCTTAATATCGTTGTCATTTAAAACTAAGTCTTTATTTTTAACTAACTTAAATGTTGCTTGTAAATCAGTCTTTGCTGTAGAACCAAATAGTTCTTTATATTTTACAGGATGATAAATTACCTCATCACTAATAGATTTTATTTTGTTTAATTCCCTTCCATAAGTTCTAAATAATTCGTCCGAACTTGGTGGAAGCGGTTTTTGTGAAAGTTGGCCATCAATCCACAATCTATAATTTCTATCATATGTCTTAGTAAGCATAAACGTATCAATTAGATTACTTGCACTAGGATCAATTCTGTTATTGCTATCAGCTGTGTGTAAATAATGGAATTTAAGTTTATCTCTACCTATAAATGCTTTATAATCACTAATAGTAACTAATTCATTTTGTGATTGATTATACTGTTTGAAGGTATCACTTGACTGTAAGTAAAAAATATCACCGTCAGTATATGCACTAAGAGGACCTATACTTGTTTGGTTCAAAAATATCTTAATGTTTGCACTAGTTGCATCTACGTATTTGAAGTCTTCTACTCCTGTGCCAGTAATATATTTTTCTTGCATGATTAATTTTGTAAGAGGATTTATATCTTCAGCTACGATATGATCAAATAATTCAGGATCGTCAATGATACCATCATTATCTCTGTCAGCAAATGTAATTTCTATTTTCTTAGTATCTACATAACCTTCTTTGTCTCTATATGCTTCTAAGATATCAAAAGTAAAATCGCTTGTAAACGGTGATGTATTATCAGGCTGGGTGTTTATATTCAGTACTGTAATTTTATCTTTTTTAGTTTTTCCTGTTTTATTATTGTACATTGTGTCAGCACTGTCATAATAAAATTTAATTTCTTTATCGCTTTCAAATACATATTGTAAGCCACGGTAAGTAACTTTGTATGTTTCGCCATTTGTTTCAAATAATATGAGCCAACTTGCATCAAGGTTACTATTAGTTACATTACCTGAAAAGCCTGTACCAAAACTACTACGCTTATCTATATCCGATGCTTTAATTAGTCGCCAAATTCTGTTTGTTTGGTCATAACGCAAGCCAAAATCGTTGTAGGCAAATGCCTGGTCAATTATTTCAACTTTTACATCATCAGTAAGACTTTCTGCAAGTCTTGGTCTCACTTGAACTAGTCTACATCCTGTAGGTATTTTATCACCTAGTGCAATCGCACCTTGTATCTCAGTTAATCCTGGTTGAATACCGTTGCCTGAAACAGCAACTACTTTTGTCCATTTATACAAACTACTACCTACATGATCAGGAGTACCAGCCATTAAACTTCCATCACTCATAAAATGATATCCTTCAGGTGCTTGGAATTTAACTGATGTTCCTGCTTCAATATATTTTAAACTGTTAGTAGTAAAAGTTCCTACGTTGTATGCTTCACCGGTGCTCGATTCAAACTGTCCTGTAAATGTATTTGTGTCTTCACTTACTACTTTCCAAAATACATTCAAATCAAACGTATTAATTTTAGGAAACTTGTCTAGATAAAAATGCTTGACACGCTTGTTATCAAGAATAGGCTCAATTTGATTTATAATAATGCCTTCGATGTCTGTTTGTGTGTCAAAGTTAAAACTTGTTTTATCAATCGTGTATTCTTTATAAACTACACCATCATTGCCATATAAATTTGTATTACTATATTTTCCAGTTGCGTCAACTATATCAAAATATCTAGATATACCACTAGATGTTCTGTTAACACTTTTAACTTTTACAATTTCTTGACTTACTCCTAAAGGAGCAACGTTGTAATCTTCTCCTGTAATCATTCTATTTTGTGTATAGTATGTTGCAGGCGCATTTTGTTTAATGCTTAAATTTGTTTCTGTTCTGCTACCGTTAGCTACTGTAGTTTGCAGGCTTAGTGTAATTGTTAAAGTTTGTACTCTACCTTTTTTGCTAAGATAAGGAATACTAACAGTAATGTTACTAATTGCTGCTGGTGTTATCACCATATTCCTATTTTCGCTAACTCTATAATAGGCTTTAAAGTTACCTTTTGGTAGGTTTCCAAACACACCGTCTGAGAAAATTAAGTTAATGCGATCATCGACTCTAGTTAAAACACTGTAAATGTTTCTAATTTTTTTGTTTATACTATTATAGATTACATTGTTGCCTTCTACAGCATCTAATTTTGACCACAACTCTGACTCGTTGTTGTTACCGTCTAATTTAAATAACCACACATCAGAATCATTAATATTTTCAGCATCGATACCTACAGTCTGATTCGGTGAAGGTTGTGTAACACTAAATTGTCCGCTTTCTAATCTACCTTGTCTAAAGTGTGCAAAAAATCCTGTATTACTACTTCCTGGACCTTGTGTATCATTCCTATAAGTAAATGCAAAGTTATTTCCAGGTACAGGTGGCTCTTCAACTAGACTGCCATCTTCTATATCCATTGACACAACTTCAAATGGTGTGCTTTTTCCTTCTACAGGTTTTTCAAAACTAAAGACAGGAACATCTGTGTTAACACCGTTTACTCTATATTGATCAGTTTGAATTCCGCCTACTACTTCGCTTTTATTTGGTTTGCCAAATACGCCATTTACTGGTAATGAAGCATTAAGTACTTTAATAAACTGTTCATACCAGTTAGAGTTAGTACTGTCATTCCATTGAATTGTTTGTCCTGCTAGGTTTGTACCGTTAGAATCTATAATATCTTCTGTAGTTTTAATACCTGTAAATTTAAGTAGACCATTCGCTGATTGATTTCTACGAGGATTGTAGTTTAATAGCCTAGCTAATCTTAAAACAGATTCACGTCTTTCTGCAAGTTCTAAGAAGTTTTCTCTAGCGTTTAAGTCTATTCTAAATGATAAGTTTTGCCCGAGGAAAGCAATTAAGTCAATTAGTGCAAGATATTCACTAGATTCAATGTAATCGTTAAAATCTTCAGGATAATTAGTCCTGAGATATTCTATCATTGTTCTTCTTAAGTTATCAAAATCGTAACTTTGAAAATCGGCATTACGGAAAGATTGGTAGACTTTCTTCCAATCTTCTGCAACTAATAATCTGTTTTGTCTATCGGTAGCTGACATCTATTTTCCTCGTATAACGTATTTATTATAATGTGTTAAGTACGTGTTTAATT